TGGTGCTGTCTCGCTAGTTGCTTCTTTTGCTCAAGCTCGTTGGCTCGGCGGATCATCCTTCGGAGCGTCGAAAGGTTCTGCTCAGACACCTTCATTCGTTCTCCGCGCTGCTCTGCCTGGTTCGCGTCAATGATGAACTGCGGGAGGTCCATGAAGGGCGATGGCGGAGTAAAGGTGCCGTTGTTGATGGCCTCGTCGATCATGGCCTTGCCATTTTCGATGCGGGCAGTGAATAGGTCTTCCCAGTTTTCGATGTCGGACATCTGGAGCATGTCGGCCTTGGCCTGCTCGGTCATCGACGGGAACATAAGGGCCAGTCGTTCGACTTCTCCGATCCTAGCCGCAGGAAGCTCCGAGAGCATGGAGGCGGGGGCCGCACGGATGACGTAGGAGTCTTCTCGTGGATCGAGAGCCACTTCCTTCCACTTGAGAACTTCGATGGTCTTACGCTTGTTCGGCACGACCACGGTCCACTTCTTGTCCTTCTCGTAGATTTCTCTACCCGCCGCTACGTTGGCGTTGGCTACGTCTTCTACGAAGTATTCAAACTTTCGTAACTGCGTAGCGAAGGGAACGCTTTCGACGTTGAAGTAGTTCTCCACAGCACGCCCCGTCTCAAGTCCTGCGGGCATTCTCTCCCCAAATGCCTGCGCAGACGTAAGCCCTGCAGTCTTATAGGCTCGTGCTTCATGTTCCCGTACATACATCAGCAAGTCGTTTGGAACCGAGTTCGGTACGACGTACTGCGGAGCTATGTCACCACTGAATGGGATCTTGCTACCAGGAGCATTGGTGATGTCTGTCTCCGTGACAGAGCCCTTGCGGTAGACCCAGTGTGGCGTCGAAGCGAACTCAATCGCTGTGTTCACGCGGTTCAGCGTGACGTTGGCGTCGATGTGGACGCCCAAGAGGTCCTCCCCTAGGCCCGTTCCGTAGAAGGTATTGTGGAGGTCTGTCTTCCAGGTAAAAAAGGCGAAGGGGAAGTGTCGCCTTTGATAGGAGTCAGTCTGGAGCAGAGCATTATCGACCCATAGATGTCGTTGGCCATCCGGGGCCCCCTCAAAACTAGGAAGGTGCCAACTCTCAATCAGCTCCACCATATCCTGGGTGCCCTGAGAGTAATGACCATAGAAGCTGATGTACCGTTCGTGATCTGAAACGCTGCCTGCGCGGTCAATGGCAGCGGACTGCTTCGGGAAGAACATCTTGAGCGCGGCCTTTGGGACATAGCGCCTGTGATGAATCCTCGTCGGCTGATCGAAGATGGTTTCCTGGAGGTCTACGAAGAGATTGCCTGGGTAGACACGCTTGGCTTCGATTCGGTTCTCTTTGTAGGCCTTGGTGAGCTTGAGTGCGCCTAACCCGTACACGCACGCATCTTTGATGACGGCCTCGAACTTCTCGCTCTGATGAAGCTGGTAGACCTGGGAGTCATTCCACCTCTCCATCATCTCAGCCTGGCGCTGCATCTTCGTATCACCCCCATGGGTCATAAACCTGGCCCTAGGGTGACTCTTGATGATGCGGGAAGAGGCTTCGTCGATCACCTGCTTCATCAAGTTGTACGGACAGCGGGTGTATTTGCCTCGGTCAATGGCCCATTTGGCTTCATAGGAAGCAAGGAGTGGGGCACCGGGGTCTACTCGACGATTACTGTATAGGCTTGAGTAGGTTTCGTAGGCAGAGAGACGCTGATTGTCGTTGGTGAGGAGGAGCAGGTCCGAGTTGAGGGATTCAAGGACTTTGCGCTTGTCTTTGTAGAGCCACCAATAGACATCAGTCGGAGCGAAGTGTCCGCTGGAGAAATCCATATCAGCCATTGGGGCGAGTATGGACTGAAAGTATGACGGATTACAACCCTACGGGCTAAGGAGGTCGAAGATGTCGCCCTTTTCGGTTAATCTGTCTTGCACATCACGCACCTGCTGCTTCTCCATGGCGTCCTCCTTTCGGGCGTACCAGTCTTTAGAGCCCACGGGGACACGGGTATCGAGCACAGGATCGTAGGTGTGGTGAAAGCACAGGTTGTAGGCGTATTGGAGGGCGTCAGCCAAATGGTCTGCGAAGCCTCTGCGATAGAACCATCGGTCACGCTCTGCGAGGTCCTTGTCCCATTCGAGGACCATGAGGTCGCTGATGAGCTTAATGTTGTTCTCCCGGCAGACCTTGAGCTTGCCTGCGGTGAAGTCACCGTTGATCACGGAAACCTGAGAGGCTTTATGGGTCTTCTTGGCAGCTTCGATGGGAAGGGTGCTCATTTTCTTCCAGTCCTCGCTCACCAGCTTCCCTGCACCGCCCGTATCTAGTGCGATTCGGGTGATGGGATACTGTTGGCAGAAGCGTTCGGCTTGGACGAGGGCTTCCATGGTGGTGATGCCTGCCTCTTCGTAAGAGTCGATGACAAACGCCTGGCCAAGAGTTTGACTCTGGGCAAGGACGACGAAGGCAAAAGGATCGTTGTAGCCAACGTCAATGCCCATAACGTAGTCCCAATCCCAAGCCGAAGAGGGGTCGAAAGAAGGAATGATGTCCCTATGGGGCTCGATTTTGAAGGCTCTGGCATCTACGTCGTGGACCCAGAGTCCCATGTACTCCCGGAGGTAGCCAGGGTGATCTTCAGTCCAACCCCGGCGCTTCATCACCTTGGCAATGAAGTCTTCGGGATCTGGCATGTGGGGGTTATCTAGGAAGGTCCAGTAGTGGTGGCTCCAGGCTTCCTTGTTCTCTCCTTGGTCGATCTCATAAAATGGGCCAGCAGGAGCAACCGCAGGAGTGCCCGAAACCCCAATCCAGCCATGATAGTCAGCCACGGCGGGCTCAACGACCTGGTCGAGGAGGTAGTCAAGATCCGATCCAAACGCCTGTGCCTCGTCCACAATCGCGCAGGGATACTTCTTTCCACGGAGCTTATTGATTTCTCGAAGGGTTCCCGCACCTCTGAGCATGATACGGGAGCCGTTGGGCATGGTCACGTCCCCAGTGGCCCGGTTCCAGTCCAATCCAAGGTCAAAGGCTTCGTTGAGGGCGTCCAGGGCAGGCCAGATGATGTCTCTGGCGTCCTGGCGGCTCATCGTGATGAATAGGGGGGTGCTCTTAGGGTGGTTGTAGCCTTCGTCGATCAGGCATCCTGCCCAAAACCAGGACTTTCCGCCGCGTCGGCCGACTCTCATGCACCGATAACGAGACTTGTCATGATAGACCTTGAGCTGGTTGGGGTGAAACCAGGCCTCGGGCTTCCATTTGATCTCCCGCTCCTTACGGCGGGCCTGCTCAAGAACGACTCTGCTGATCTGACTAGTCATACTTCAGCATCATCTCAGCTTCAGCCTTGTTGAAAGCCTTGTTCAACACCGGGTCCACCGTCGCCTGTATCCCAGCCTCCCACTTCGGCGGCAGCAAGGACCAGAACAGCATGTGGTTGTAGGAAAGCCACGACTCCGACCACTCGTTGAGCTTTTCGCGGAAGGACTGCTTTCGGTTGGACCGACCCTGAAGGGTGTAAACCGCTCTGTTCAGACCGAAGTCCTCCATCATCCCCTTGAGGAGCTTCTTAGCAATCCCCTGCTTTCGATACGTCCTCCAGCGGTTCAGGTTGTGGACGAAGTCGGCCCTGGTGTAGGTGAAATGAATCACCAACCCTATCGAAGTAGGCTCAGCCACGATGAACCCAAGGATATGGTCTGGCCTTGAGGAGATGACCTTTCCCTCTCGCTCATAGGCTTCCGGATAAGCCACTCGAACAATGCAGCGAGTGAGGTGGTGTTCCCAGATGCGGTGTGCGTAGGTGTAGTATAGGGATTCTGAGATGTCCCTGAACTGCTCAAGGTTGCGCATCTCGTGCTGGAGACGGACAAAGAGGAAGGGAATGTCGGCCTCGTTGCCGGTGCGTATCCCCACCTTGGGGACGATGATTAGCTGGTCTTCATCCCTAGAGCTTTTAGAACGATTCCTGTGACGTGCGGTTCTACGTTCGCCTCGGTCAGGGCTTGTTGGATCGTAGCTTGCACCTGTTCCGGACTCATCCCCGACGTATTGCGTTCCGTGTGCGTCTCCACTTCCATCTCTACTCGCGTCTGTCTCAATACTGTCTCGCATAGCTCTTTGAACTCCCTTAGCTCGTCGCGGTCTAGAAATAGCCCGTCCATCACCTTGTTGCGGAGCTTCTGTAAGCACCGCTGAGAGATGAGGGCCATGTCGTTCAGCATTGAATCTATCGCCGGTTGCCGCGTCAAAGCAGGGCCCACGACCGTCTGATAGGTGGGGTTCATCGCTTCACGGCCAATCGTCAACGATTCACGCCTCGCTCGGCGTCGAATGCTTTCATCCATTGGGGCTAAGGTATAGTATGAACCCATGGCCGACAAGGAGTTAGCGGATTGTCCTGTCTGTAAGCAGAGTGAAGTGGTACCTTTGGGCAGAGAATACCCTAAGCGTAGATGGCTTCAGAACCTCACGGACCCATCGAGCTACAAACCCATGTATCAGTGTCATATTTGCCACTATCGGTGGTTGGGCGATGAGATGCTGCTGGAGAGAAAGCCATGAAACTTGAGTTTACGCCGGGGACGATTATGACCGTGGGAGACGTGTCTATCTTCCAGCATAGGGATAGAGATCAGTGGCTCATCACCGTCCAGGGGCAGGCAAACCCCCTAGAGCTGACCAAGAAGCAGGTGATTGAGTTGATCTACGCCACAGGGGCAACGAGAGAGCTAGAGGAAGGGGCCTTCGTACAGGCCATTAGGAAACAGCTAAAGGAGACAGGCTGATGGATGTATGGGAAGAGACATTTGATGTGATCCGTCACATCCTGGGACTCAAAACCAAGAAGACTACATTGCCCCCTAAACCCCCACCTTTAG